ACAATCGTAAACGTGCAAGAAGAAAAAAAGAACGCGAAATGATACGTTTTTTTGAGCACGCTGAGACACCACCGACCCCTGCCACTTCTTTCTCTCCGAAAGAGCTTAAAACGCCGTTTGAATTACCTAAAGGAGTTAGTTGTAATGATTAAAGAAGAAAAGCACAGAATTCTGCCTGCATTAGATAGGGCACACGATGAAGCGTTACGTCAGGGCATCATTTCAGACTTGGACGCTGCTGGTATGGCGATGGCGTTTACTCTTGCTGGTGTTTTAGATGGTGGAACATTGAAGCCTATTGAAGAAGTTAAGTATATGGGACAGTTACAACAAATCTTAGATAAGTATGGGCTCAGCTTGTTTGGTCGTAAAGAGAAACCTGAAGTTGAAGTTGGTGAAGACCCACTTGAAGCATTACGGCAACTCAGAACCGAGACTACAGACCACACCAATAGCGAGCCAAACTAAAGGTCACGAAGTTGTAGAGTTTGCCAAGCAAATTGAGATGCCTCTACTGCCTTGGCAAGAAAATGTAATTCTTGAGTCAAGCAAGATTAAAGACGATGGCACATTTCAGCATAAAACTAACTTGATTATTGCAGCTAGACAAAATGGTAAAACACATCTTCTTCGTATGCGTATACTTGCAGGGCTGTTTTTGTGGGATGAGAAACTACAAGTAGCAACAGCTCAAAACAGAGATTTATCATTGGAAACATTTAGGCAGGTCATTGAGGTTGTTGATAACTTTGATTGGCTTAGACGTAAAGTTAAACACATAACACGTTCCAATGGGCGTGAAGAAATAGAAATTAAGAACACAGGTTGTCGTTACAAGATTATTGCACCATCAGAGGGCGCAGCTAGAGGTTTATCATCAGATGTTGTTTACCTAGACGAAGTAAGACAACATAAAACCTTTGGTGCGTTTAGTGCTTTGGCTTACACAATGCAAGCAAGACCAAACGCTCAAGGCTTCTTTATCAGTAACGCAGGCGACCACCAAAGTGTTGTACTAAACAACTTAAGACAACGAGCTTTAGACAAAATTGAAAAAGATACCGATGATGATATTAACTTTATGGAATGGTCAGCAGCACCACACAGAAAACTAAACGACATAGAGGGCTGGAAAGAAGCAAACCCTGCACTAGGACGCACTATTGACATATCAGCAATCAAAGCCAGAATGTCAGACCCCACGGAAGTCTTTATGACCGAATGTTTAAGTATGTGGGTAACAACAATGAACAGCCCTTGGCCACTTGGTGCTTGGAACAGTTGTCTACAACCAATACTAGAACTTAAACCAGATAGACCAACTTGGTTAGGTTTAGAAATATCACCAGAACGAACAAGCTGGGCTTTAACAGGAACACAAGTCCTAGACGATGGTTCAATAGCTGTAGGTCTTATGGAATCAGTTGAATCAGAATATGCAATAGATGATTTAGTTATTGCTGGACGTGTATCCGAATGGGCTAAACATTACAACGCCGAAGCAATCGTTGCTAATAGGTTTAGTGGTGACTCTGTAGTAGCCAAACTAAGACAAGCAGGCATAAACGCTGAAGTAATTAAAGGAAGCGACTACTACCAAGCTTGTGATGCAACATTGTCAGCTATGACTGGTGGTAGACTAGCTCATAGTAATCAACCTGATTTAACAGCAAGCGTTAACTCTTGTATTAAAAAAGCAAACGAGTCTGGGGCTTGGTATATTATGCGACGACAACAATCAACAGCTGCTATCTCAATGGTGCTAGCTGTATTCAAAGCCGAACAATACGGTATACGTGGCGCAAACCAAGACATTGTAGTGGTTTAGGTGCTTGACTATTATAACGATTTGGTAAAGAATTAGAAGTTATGGGCTTCCTTCAAAATCTTTTAGGTGTAAAACCTGACGACAGCGTAAACAAAATAGATGCTGCTGTAGCGCCTTACAATTATCAAGCTGTAGCACAACCATTTGATTTCTTTGGCACTACCTCAATTACAAGAGCACAAGCTATGCAAGTCCCAGCAGTTGCAAGAGCTAGAAACATTATGTGTGCAACTATTGGTTCATTACCATTAGAAGTTAGACGCGAATCAAACAACAGCAAAGTTACAACCCCACCTTTTATTAGACAACCAGACCCACGTATGACAGCACAAGCTGTATATACATTTCTTGCAGAAGATATTTTATTTACAGGTCAAGGTTACTTAAGAATTATGGAACTAGGCGCAGATAACAGACCTTTAAGCGCCGAATGGATTTCAGTACAAAGAGTTACAAGAGAATTAGATTTTACAGGATTAAACAGCAACCAAGGTTACAACGTTACAGGTTATTCAGTTGACGGCAAACGTGTACCAAACTATGGTTTGGGTTCTTTAATACCTTTTACAGGTTACGACGAAGGATTACTTGTAAGAGCAGGCACAACTATACAAACAGCTTACGCTTTAGAAAAAGCCGTTAAAAGATTTGCTGACGAACCAGTACCTTCAATGATTTTAAAATCAAACTTGCCAATGCCAGCAGAAAGAGTTACAGCCCTATTAAATTCTTGGAAAGAAGCCAGAAATAATCGCGCAACTGCATTTGTTAACGACACAGTTGACTTTCAGTCTGTAGGATTTAGCCCAGAACAATTAACGCTAAACCAAGCACGACAATATATGGCCAGTGAAATTGCTAGGGCTTGTAATATTCCTGAATACTACGTAGGCGGCAACGCTGCCGGAAGTATGACGTATTCAAATGTAACAGCTGAAAGAAGAAGCCTAATAGATTTATCTTTACGTCCTTTAATGACTGCAATCACCCAAAGGTTAAGCGACGTGGACATAACTCCTAGAGGGTCAATAGTAAAATACAATTTAGAAGAATTTTATTCACCAAGCGCTCAAGAACGCGCAGACATTTACAGCAAACTTATTCCTCTAGGTGTAATGACAGTAGAGGAAGCAAGAGAAAGGGAAGATTTGATAAATGGATAACTTTATTAAATTCTCAACCGACATTATCGCAGCTAATTCATCAAAACGTGAATTAACAGGCGTTATTGTTCCTTTTGGTCAAGTAGGACATACCAATATGGGTGATGTTGTCTTTACAGCAGGCTCATTAAAAATCGGTGAAGGTATAAAACTTTTTACCGAGCACGATATGACTAGACCAATAGGTAAATTATCAAGATATGAAGAAGACGACAAAGGAATTGTCGGAACATTCAAAATAGCACGAACCAATGCAGGAGACGACGCATTAGCCGAAGCACAAGAAGGTTTAAGAACTGGATTTAGCGTTGGCGCAATGATTGACAACTACGTAACTAAAGGTGAACAAGTAATTGTTAACGAAGCAACTCTTAGAGAAGTTTCACACGTTACATTCCCAGCATTTGGCGAATACGCCCAAATAACAGAAGTAGCTGCAAGCGCAGACACTTCACAACCAACAGAAAGCGAGGAACTCGTGTCAAACGAAGTTACCCCAGAAGTAGTAGAGGAAGCTGCAGCAGAAGTTGTAGCAACCCCAGCTGTTGAAGCCCAAGAACGCAACGTGCGTCCTGCAATCTTCACAGCACCAAGAAGCCCAATTGTTTCAAAAGCTTCTTACCTAGAACACAACATTCGTGCAGCACTTGGAAACGAAGACAGCCGTCAATATGTATTAGCAGCTGACACAACTTCCAACAACGCAGGATTTATTCCAACCCCACAATCAACAGAAATCATTAACGGAATTGCTAACGCAGACCGTGGTGCAGTTGACTCAATTTCACGTGCTACCTTGCCACCAGCAGGTATGACTTTTGAAATTCCTAAAATTACAACTGCTCCAACTGTTGCAGAAGCTTCAGAAGGTTCAGCAATTTCAGAAACAGACACAGCATCTTCATTTGTATCTGTATCAGTTAAAAAATACGCAGGACAACAAACATTCTCAGTAGAATTGTTAGACCGTTCTTCACCTGCATTTTTTGACGAACTTGTACGTCAAATGGAATTTGCTTATGCTAAAGCAACTGACCTTGCAGTAGTAAACGGAATTGCAGCTGGAGCAACTGACGGTGGAAATCGTACTTTTGACGCAGCTGGACTTCTAGACTTTATTGCTGACGGCGCAGCTGACATTTACTCAAACTCTTTAGGGTTTGCACGTAACTTGTTAGTGTCCCCAACAGCTTGGGGAACAATTATGGGATTCAACGACGCAGGTCGTCCAATCTATAATGCTTCACAACCACAAAACGCAGCTGGTCAAGTTGGACCAACTTCTTTAATTGGAAACGTAGCAGGATTGAATCTATATGTATCTCGTAACGTTGCAGCTTCAGGCGATTTCTCAATGTATGTAATCAACCCAGATGCTTACACTTGGTACGAAAGCCCACGCTTAAGCCTACGCACAAACGTAATTAACACAGGTCAAATCGACGTGTCTTACTACGGTTACGGCGCACTTGCAACAAAAATTGCTGCTGGCGCATACACCTTCAAGGTTGCATAGTCAGTAATTAAATAAACGTGAGGGTGGTTCGCCCCTGTGCCACCCTCACCCTAAACGAGAGGAAATGAAATGCCAGAGTTAGTAACAGCAGCTCAGTTAAGAGCTGTACTTGGCGTTCCAAATACTCTTTACGATGACACAGCATTAAACGCAATTATTGACACATCAGAAGACGCTATTGGTGATTTTCTTATTCAATGGAAAGTCGGAATAGATAAACACGCTTGCCCAATAGCAACCGAAACAACAATTCACACAACAAGAGAACACAAATTTTATGAAGGACAAACAGTAGCCATTTCAGGTGTTGAAGCACACGTAAACGGCAACAAAACAATTTCAGAAATAGTAGACCCATACACTTTTAAGATAACAAACGCAGCCGTACCAGTTCACAAAGAATTTTATAACATTATTCCTAATGGTATTGCAGCCGAAAACGACCTTTCACAATACGACGGCGTAGCAGCTGTAGAAGAAGCTGTGCTACAAGTTGCAATAGACGTATTTCAATCAAGACTAGCTGCAGGTGGCACACAACAAGCCCTCGATTACACACCAGCCCCATACAGAATGGGCAGAACCCTTTTGTACAAAGTCACAGGTTTAATAAGTAAATATATTGACTCTAATAGTCAAGTAGGTTAACTATGCCTTTAAGTACGCTACGTTCAGGTCTTAAAACAGCAATCACAGATAACACAAAATATTCTGCATACGACCACGTACCAGATATTATTATTCCACCAGCAGCTCTTATTTTAGCTGGCGACCCATACCTTGAACCAATCGCTATTGGTAACTCAAAGAATTGGTACGTAAGACTAACTCTTGAAATAGTCAGCACTACGTATTCAAACCCAAGCGCATTAACAAACTTGGAAGATGATATAGAAACAATCTTGGCACTTATACCGA